CTGAAAATTTCCCTTAACATACCAACTTAGGGGGCGGGTACCTATGGAAAAATTTTTATTTTTATTTTCTTTTACTAATTACTTTATTGATTAGCTCATAGTTTAATAGCCAACAATAATATAATCATTCGCTTCTCCCTTATCTTATAGCAGTAGGGAATCGAACCGTGCACCAGTTGCCAAGCTTAGCACTTATACACCACTAACACAACAAAGGGAGTCGCACCCTCATCTTCTCTTTGCAGAGCTGTAATACTATTATACTATGCTGTGTTATTATATGCTTTCAGCCTTCTATGACGTACTAACATATAATAAATAAAGGAGAACACGAACAGCAGGAATCGAACCCACGTTTACAGGTTTGGAATCTGTAGCATTACCACTATACTATGTTCGCAATGTGCAAAGGGCTGTTGGTTTATTTACTCACTTAACCAAGGCCAACTAATATATTCACGTTACCTTGCACCCTCTGCTTAGGCTGTTAACTCTATAACATTTAAGTACCGTCAATCAGTACACCTATTATTTTAATTCAATATGTTTAATACTCCAGCCACTACCAATAAGATAGATGTAAATACACTCAATGCAATAGCTAGATAGTCATGGCGATAATACCACTCCTTAAAGTTGGTAACCGAACCTACACCATATAAAATGCCTAGAATAACCAAGGCAATATTAATTACAATCATTCATTCTCCTGACTTTCTACATAGAGTAAGATACAGAACGCGTCTGCCATGTCGTCGTTGATATCATTATCAGGTACTATGTTATAGCTCTTGAGTATCTCAATGCTTTGTACTTTTCGCAATGCACTCTTACCTTTAATTAGATGATACCCACACCATTTACTGTTTGGTACATCAACATAACCAATATTATGACGGTTACGCATTACTCCTAAGAATGAACCGTTAGCTCTAATCAGTGATATATTGCCTTTAGACTTGAATGTGATGATCGGTTCTTCAATATAAATAAAGTAGTCAAACAAGTTATAATGCTCAATAATTTCTGTTATACCGTCAGCAATTATCTTTGCACGTTCCAAAGGGTCTTTGCTTTTACCACCAGCTATTGAACCGACTACATACTCATTTGTCAAAGGGTTACGAAACGCATAACCAGTATTAGAAGTGCTAAAGTCAATCGCTAAGGCTTTGTTCATAAATCAGAACTCAATTCAATGTAAAGTTCTTTGCTTAGTTCTCCAATATCAAATAAGTGTTTAACATAGTGTTCGTATTCAATCGGAGCTAATACTTCTTTTTGTGCTAAAATATGCTCTTTATTCATTTCTTTATTCTCCCTTAAAAATTAAAGCTGTATCAAGATTAATCAAACCACATTCAACAGCGTTAAGTAAGAACTCGTTAAAGTCAACTTCTGACAATGTTTCTTGCTTAAATAGTATCTGTTCTTCTGTCATTTGCTTTCCTCTCTTAACTTCTGTATTTATTATAGCATAAGCACTTTTCAGGTTTGGTTTATCCTCTATTATGTAGACTATGATTGACTTTGTAGGCATTCTATGTTATACTATTTATAGGAGGTAACTATGGCTAGAGATAAATATCTAATGTACTTACGACAGCAGGAATACAAGAAACGTATTAAACTTAAAGTAGCTAATACAAGAGCTAGAATGAACAGAGAATACATGAATCAACCAGAAGTAGACAAGGAAACATTAGAACTATGGAATAGTCAGCCAGCAATACATTTTGATTTAGGGGAAAATAAATAAATTATATTAAAAAAAATAATTGCCACCTTAGTGGCTTTTGTTTTACGCTTAACCGCAATTTGACTAGAAGTGGCAGAAAGTAAGTGCATTGTGTGTCCTGTTTGTAAAGTATGGTATCAGTAAGCACAATTAGCTTATTGTTTGATTGATTAGGTGATTTATAACTTAGAGCTCTCCAACTCGTAAAAAAATAATTATTAGTGTACCAAATTAAATGTTAATATATTCTACTACGTTTTTTTTGCACATTAAAAAATAGCTAAAACCGAACAATAAATGTCAATAAATATGTACAAGCATAAAAACAATAGTTATTTCCGAACAATAGTATTATTCTTGACAAGTCTAAAATAAAAGCATATAATTAATTTATCATCAAGAAAGGAGGTAAAAACATGGCTAGACCTAAACAAGAATTTTGTTCTAATTGTAACGGAGAAAACCCAAAATGTAAATATAAAGAGACTGGTCGTAAATGTCGTTTTGGTAAAGCTAAAGGCAAAGCTAAAGGTAAGGCAATTTCAAAAGAAACAATAGAAAAAAGAGACAATTACGATTCACTTCTTGGAGATTCGCACACAGATTACTTGAATTTTATGTATGATAGAGCATTTAAATACTCAATAAACAAAGAAACAAATAAAGTTGAGTATGAACAAAAGTTTCATACAGTTTATTCTTTTGAAAGATATTTACACAACATTAATCAAAAATCACTGGCAAGTTGGGCTAGAAGAAAATATGGAGAAAATATGAAAAACTTTAACACAAAAACAGATAAAATGACATTTGATGAACATGAAAAATTCATTTATAGAAAAACTTATGGGAAAAAAGATGACGCTATAAGAGAAAAATTAAATAACGAACAACCCAAAACAACTGATGAAATAGAAAAACTTCGTCTTAAACAAGAACAAGCTTCTAAAGATATTATTAGAACTCAATCATTAGAAGAGGCGATCGAAACAGCTGATGAAATAGAACTCAAACTTAAAGAATGTGATTTAAAAAGCATGACAGATGAAGAAGCTTTAAAAGAAATTGCTGATTTGGCTAATGAAATTGATTTATCTTGGTTCAAAAACAAATAATAGTGATTTATGATGATTAAAACGGAGAAAATAGATGAGTTATACAACAAAACACAAACCTTACAAACGAAAAAGTATTAAATGTAGTGGTTGTGGCTGTTCAATATCACATTGCATTAAATAGCACTTAAGGCTTGACTTTTCAAGTCTTTTTTGCTATTATATACTAAAGGAGAAATAAATGACTAGCCTATTTGATAAAGTAAGCACAGCTAAAGAACTTAAAGAATCAGAAGACTTTTCAGGCGGTTTGCTTTGGAATGTACAAGATATTTTGCCTAAAGGTTCACTTGGTCTTATAACAGGTAGTGAAAAGAGTATGAAGTCCTCACTAGCTCAAGACTTAGCGCAGGCAATGGCACTAGGAGAGCCGTTCGCTGGCAGAGAAACAACTAAAACTAACGTGTTATTTATTCAGAACGAGAATAGCAGACTGACAGAACATCAACGCTTGAAAGGTTCAAGAAGAGATAGTCCTGATAACTTATATTTCTTACACGGTGGAGCTTTCAAACTTGATACATGGAAATATGATAGCCAAGGGAAAAAGCACAATGTAGGGCTTAGAGAGCTATATAACTTCATACTAGAAAAAGACATTGGACTTGTTATCTTAGACCCTCTAAAAGACTTGTTAGAAGATAATGATATAATCAACGCAAACCAACCAATGGCAGAAGTCCTAAGAGGAATTACAAACCTTAGAAACACTTTAGATATGAAGCACGACAAGTATGTGACGTTTATGGTTGTGGCACATGCTAGAAAACAAGCTGGCGAACAATCTTTGACAGAGCGTGATTTTCGCATCATTCCGAGCCATATATTAGGAGCTACGACTATCCCATCATGGTACGAGATAGCCTTTACTATGTCGCCTAAAATTAATAGTAAGACTAAAAACAGATATTCTATCATGAAAGTATTTGCTAGAAACTTTGCCTTCAATAATGAAATTCTTTGGGGATATGTTGGTTCAGCTTTTACATCAATTGAACAAGATAAAAAAGAGCCTGATAGCGAACTAGTGGAAAAAGTAAAAAAGGAAACAGAAAATGAAGTTACAAAAAAAAGAAAATGTTGCATTTTTAGAACTAGCAAAATTACAAGGAAAGGTAACAGAAAATGAGTGATAAAAAATACGTCGTTTATTACCATGAAAAAGTAAATGAATACTTCTATGACTATTATTTAAGGTTTAACATGAATGAACAATATTCAAAACCTGTTTTATATAGTGATGACTTTGAATTAATAGAGAGAGCAAAAAATGAACTCAATGAACGACTACAAGAACAAAGCAATTAATCTACACGCTGAAGTGTATGGCTGGTTATATCGTGCATTAGAAGAAATGATAAAAGCAGAGTGGCATAATGACGAACTTTTCAAAGTATGGCTTGGACGTGCTGAATTTCTAGTCAGACAGTCAAAGAAATTGCATATAGCTTGCGAAAATGATTATTCTAAGCGTGCATTGATTAAAGCTTTGCAATTAAAAGTAGAAATAAATGAAAAAATATCATCTAATATTTGACAACGATAATTAATTTTGGTATAATAGTATATATAGAAATAAAGGAGAACTAACAAATGGTAGTTAAATTAACGAAAGAACAAGCTGATTTTCTTAAAACTTTTGGAAACCTTGAAGATGAAATAAACAAAAAACGAGCGCTTTGTCACATCACTCGTTTTGGTTATGGATACAATTGGATAGGCGGCGTTAAATGTCCAAGTAGTGCTTTTGAGTGTTACGAGCAATCGAAAATGGTTGAAGCTGTCATTAACGGTTATGAAGTTATTGAACCTAAATTTAAGTTTTATAACTTTTCTGATAGTAGCGGAGGAACTGCATTATATTATGCTGGACAGTCTAGACAATTAACAAAATTCGAACAAGATGCTCTTGAAGTTAAAGAAGGCAGCGAGGAATATAAAGCCTTGTTAGCTTTAGGTTTCGTTGAAGAAGAAGTATGATAACATCTTTTGAATCACTAGCTGAAAGGCGATTGATAACTCTTAATTATCACAAAAAGGATAGTCAGCAGTATATCAACAGCTTAAATTATTTTGAATATGCTAGAATGTACTTTGAAAAAAATGGCTTTCCTGATGATAACAGACGAGTTTATCAAAGTGGCAAGCGAAAAGGCCAAAAGGTTGGCTGGTCTGATAAAGAGGAAAAACAGCAGAAAGACGATATTAGAAAGTTCATATATGAAAAGCAATTACAAAAGTTTAAGGGCAGAAGAAAAAGCTAGTAAACATTATGCTAGAGGCGTCAGAAAGCTATCTAAAGAGCTTGAGGAAATGAACGAAACAAAGTATAGGGCAGAGCCTAACGAGTGCTTATATGGCTTGATAAGCGAATTATGGAGCTATTGGGGTAAAGGTTGGATCCTGCCTATGCTTAAATATAATATTGAAATTACAAGACAAGGCGACGTCTTCATTGTAGAAAGAGGAGTAAATGGAAACAATTAATATTAAATTTGATGAAAAACAGCTAGAAGAAGTTGTGAAAAAAGTTACTGAAAAACTTAAAAAAGAGAAAGATTCAGATACAGCAAAGGAAAAAGTGTCAGTAATGTATTTAGAATTTAATGAAGCAAATCATGCAAGCGAGAAAGGTAAACTTTACTTTGGGCATGCTTTTCACACTTTGTCAAAAAAGTATGCTTCGGAGTTTTATTTATCTAGTGAATCTGATTTGACAAAAGCCTCAGAGCTTAAAAGCCAAGGTTGGAAAGAAGAGGTTATCGAATGAGTGTATTTGAAGAACTAAGCGTTATTAATGTAAATGATAAGAAAAGCAAAAAGAATAATTTAGATTATCTTAGTTGGGCATTTGCATGGTCTGAAGTTAAAAAAGTATATCCTGAAGCTAACAGTAAAGTTTATGAAAATGAACAAGGGTTAAACTACCACACAGACGGTCGCACAGCATGGGTTAAAGTTGGAATGACTATTGAGGGCCTAGAACACATTGAGTATTTGCCTGTGATGGACTATCGTAACCAATCTATCCCACTTGAAAAGCTGACTTCAATGGACGTAAATAAAGCTATTCAGCGCGGACTGGTTAAGGCAATCGCTCGTCATGGTTTAGGATTATACATCTATGCAAATGAAGACCTGCCTGACATGACAGAAGAACAAAAAGAACTTGAAGCAGAAAAGCAACGACTTCGTGAGATTCAGCCAGCGCTAAAACGAGCTGAAGAACTTGGATATCCTAATATGGAACTACTTAAAACAAAGACAAAAAAAGAAATCTTTGATATTATGACAATTTGGAAAGCAACAGAGGGAAAATAAAAAATGGCAATTATCACAGTTACAGCACAAGTAAACGAAAAAAATACACGTACAGTAAACACAGCAAAAGGCGACAAGAAAATTATTTCAGTTCCATTGTTTGAAAAAGAAAAGGGATCTAATGTAAAAGTTGCTTACGGTTCAGCGTTCTTGCCTGACTTCATTCAATTAGGGGACATAGTAACGATCAGTGGTCGTGTACAAGCTAAGGAATCAGGCGAATACGTAAATTACAACTTTGTTTTCCCCACAGTTGAAAAAGTGTTTATCTCTAATGATAATAGTAGTCAATCACAAGCTAAACAGGACTTATTTGGAAAATCTGAACCGATTGAAGTTGATGAATCAGAACTTCCTTTCTAGAAAGTTGGTTTTATGTATACAGCAGAAGAGATAGAGCAAATTATCGACATCGTGGATAAGATGAGCTTACTTAAACAAGACTTTGACGGAGCTTTCACTTGGATCAAGGAAAACGTATCAATGCCATTTGACTTTGACGGAGAACAGCAATTTATATCAGACTTGAAGCAGTTAGTTAAAATTAACGCTTTGAAGTTTGGTAAAATATATGAAGGAGTGCTAAATTGACAACATTAAGAGAACTACACAAAAAACTTAAAATCAAACAAACGCTTGACAACTACGTAAGAAACACAAATAAGAAATACAAATATAACTTTGTTCCTGATGAAATTCTTGGCGAGGGAATGGCTAAACTGATTGAGCTTAACACGCAAGGAAAACTTGGACGACATGCACAGCAGATTGCTTACATCAATCATAACTTGAGCTTACAGCGACAAAAGGAGCAACTGGAACAAGCTAACGAACGACTTGCTAAACGTGCTGAGAAAGCCCAAAAATTGCTTGACACGGAACTTCTGAAAGATAGCTACATCGAAACACTTGAAATGTTTAGTAAATTCAATTCAGCAAAACAATATACTATGTGGGACGACCTAGAAACTCCAGCTAAAGTGATTGAGTTCATGGAAAAAAACGGTGTGAAGCAAGGTAAATGGCTACGTCCTGAAGGAGTTGAGGCTTGGTTTAAGGAAAGAATTATTTGGTTCAAGAATAAATTGAAAGAACAATAACATCATATAAGACTTTAGGCTTTACAGCTTAGAGTTTTTTTGTTATAATAATACATATAGTTAAAGAAAGAGGAAAAAAATAATGGAAGTAGTAAGATATAAAGAAAAGTATTTAGTTAGTGATAAAGGAGATGTATTTAAAGAAAACAAAAAGTATACAAGAAAGAAAAAACAAGCAACCAATAAACACGGTTATAAAGTAACAAAAATTAATGGGAAACAAGAAAGAGTACATAGAATAGTAATGGAGGCTTTTCATGGTAAGTCTGATTTAACTGTTGATCATATAGACGGAAATAAAGAAAACAACAACTTGAATAATTTAGAGTATGTAACACAAACAGAAAATTCAAAAAGATTTCATGATAAAAAAGTATTATGGAATGGAAAGGAATTTAGAAGCTTCAACGATTTATCTAGATACGTTGGAGTTGCCAATTCAACAGCTGGGAAAAATTATAGTAAAGGTTATAAACTAAAAGGGCATATAATAGAGGTTATAAAGTGAATTTAATACAATGCGTAACCTGTGGGGCTTCAAGTATTACTAATGGTAAATGTGATTATTGCGGTAATCATTATGAAACGGAAACTATTTTTGAGGAGCAAAAAGAACAAGAAACAACTTATACAGAACTTAGGTTCCAAGAAACTCATGCTGGTAAACTAATACTTAAAATCATGATTTATACTTTAGTATCTATTATTTGGTTTGCTGTAACTGTATTTATTCCGCCATTATTTATAATAACAATTATTTTATTAGTGGTTTATGGCATTTATCGCTTGAGAAATAAAAGAAAATAGCTTATAATAGTATATAGAATAAAGGAGAAATAAATGAGTATTGAATCAGTAGTTGGTAAAGTTATTATAATAGCACTAATCGGAATTGGACTATATGCTTTTTTTGCATTAGTTGACCTGATTAAAACGAAAGGAAGTAAATAGATGAGTAAATACTTTAATGATAAAAGATATTGCCGTTGCTTCGATATTCCAACGAGTGACGGTTTAGGAGTTTGCAAAGGATGCAGAGGATACACAAATATCTGTTATAGTTGCGATCGCTGTCTACACTGCTGGTATACATCACAGATTGAACTATTTACTGAATATGATGAACCTAAGTTGCTAGAACTTATAGAAAACTGGAATAAATTTTACCAAATTAGAAAGACAAGGAATAATGCTTAGTTTAGACGAGAAGAAAATCAGAAAAGGCAAACCTATTGGGTTACCATACCAAGGAAGCAAGAAAAAGATAAGCAAGAAAATAGTTGAAATTATCAAACAGAACTTTGGCGCAGACAAACCGATATACGACATCTTCGGAGGTGGCGGAGCAATTACAGCCGAATGTATTTTAAATGGTTTAGAAGTGTATTACAACGACTTAGACAAGGATATAACCAACGCATTTGAACGAGTTGTCTCTCAAGACCGTGAGTGGATAAAAACCCTTATTGTTTCACGTACAGAGTTTACCGAGATTAAAGCGAAAGAGAACAAGACAACAGATGACTTTTTGAAGTTGCTGATTAACTCTTTCGGTAATAATAAGAGATCATACTTATATTCTAAAGAAATTTCAGACTTAAAATATAATCTAGCTAAAGAAATTATTGAAAAGCATGACGTTTTTAGCGGTTATAAACAAACAGAAACATATAAGAAAGTTACTTCTGGACTGGACTGGAATTGGTTTAACGCTAAGCCAGAAAAGCATAAACAAATTCAACAATTTGAACGACTTCAACAACTTGAACGACTCCAGCAATTAAATAAAATAAAAGCAACAAATAAAAGTTATCACGATTTTAGCGAAGTTTCTGGAGCTATATTATATCTTGACCCACCTTATGAAGGAACTTCCCAAGATAGTTATATCAATTCGTTCAATAGTCAAGAGTTTTATGACTGGGCATTTGAAATAGCTAAAGCTAACATTGTAATAATTTCAAGTTATTCGATTTCAGATGAACGCTTTGAAGCTGTATGTTCCTTTGACAAAGCACGTAGCACTTTCCAGAACGGAACAAGTAACAACAGAAAAATTGAAAAGTTATTTATGGTTAAAGACAGTTAATGTTTGACAAAGTAAAAGTAATTTGATAGAATAGAGTTATAAATAGAGGAGGACAAAAATGAAAGATACAGTAAAAACTTTAATGATAATTGCAGGTGTCGGCTTTTCACTTATCGCTATCACTTGGATAGGCATGCTTGCGACGTTGCTTATTACATGGATTGGAGCTAACATCTAATGAACTTAAAAGAAAATCGGCACTATGCTAATAAATATGGCGTGGAACTTAACGAATACTTGAAACACAACTTTAACTACGAAGAGCTTGCAGGCTGGTATACAATGCAGGTATTGAAGTATCTAGTAAGAGCTGGCAAGAAAGAGGGTGAAAGCTACGACAAAGACCGTAACAAGGCTCTAGACTATGCCAAAGAACTTGCTAACTTAAGTAACGAGAATGAGCTTACAGAGTACACTACTGACGATATTATGGGCTTTATACAAGATATGGCTGATGATTTTGAACAATGGAAAGGCGAAGAATAATATCACAAAGAGTTAATGCTTGACAGCGTTGGCTTTTTTTGTTATTATAGTCTTATAGAAATAAAGGAGAACGAAACAATGATAGTATTAACAACTAGAAATACGATTTGGAGTAATGCAAGATGGTAAAATGGATACAAAAGAAAGCGAAGATTAAAGCTGATAGAGAGGATGATTTAAAGACAAAAATTTTAAAAGCACGTGGGATTCCCTTGGAAGACCATCAAGAGTTTTTGTTTCCTGATGAAAAGTGGGAAAATCATCCTTTTGAAATCCGTAATGTAGAGAGGGCTGTTAATCGTATCTTAGAGGGTATCGCAGACAAAGAAACAATTGTAGTAAGTGGAGACCCTGATGTAGACGGAATCACAGCAACAGCTATTATGTTTAACCGATTGAAAGCATTACAAGATTTTAATGAGTTTAACTTAGATTACATCTATCCTCAACGTGATACAGGCCATGGATTGTATGGTCAATTATCAGTTCAAGACCATTGGTTAAATAAAGCGGAAAAGGCAAAGGCTGAAAAAGATAAAGAAAGTCTTGCGAAGTGGGAAAAACTTATTGACCTTAGTCGTTCAAACATTGAAAAGACAAAAGTAGCTGACATTCTCATTGTTTTGGATAGTTCAAGTAATGACTTAGAAGGTGTTGAACGTGCTCGAACATTGAATCCTGATTTAGATATTATTATCTTAGACCACCATGAGTTCGATTCTAAAGAGATTGCGAATAAAATGGATAAGGAAGTTATCTTGTGCAACCCCCATCATCACCTAGACGAATCAGTCAATAAAGATTTATCAGGTGCTGGCATGGCTTATAAAGTAGCCAAAGGAATTGATGATGTCTTAGATGATGATGGATTTTCTAATCAATTTCGTGATTTAGTCGCAATCGGTTTGGTGGGAGATATGATGAGTGTTCTTAATTTTGAGAACCGTTACCTTATCTCGCAAGGGCTACAAAATGTTAATAACGTTGGGCTATCACGTATCCTTAAAGGTGCTAAAATTAATACATACCGATACAATACAAAAGATATTGGGTATAGTATTGCGCCATTGATTAACTCATCTGCTCGTATGGGGGAGATTGAGCTTGCTTTTCAAATTTTGATGGTAGATAATGATACTGATGCTAAAAAACTCCGTCTTAAAATGGATAAATTAAATAAGAAACGTCAAGAAACTCAAAAAGCAGTCATGCAAAAATATGAAGATACTCAAGATATGGAAGACAAGATTGTCATTGTTATTGATTCAGAATCAAACAAAGGTATGAATGGTCTAGTAGCTCAGAATATTGCTCAAAAATATCGTCGTCCATGTTTCGTTGTTACAGAGGGAAAAGATGGAGTCTGTCGTGGTTCAGGTCGTTCTTATGGTGGTTTTAATACTAATGAGTTCTTGAGTGAATTAGATTTCGTAGAAGCACAAGGACATGGACAAGCTCACGGATTAAATTTCCCTCTTGACCGTTTAGATGATTTAAAAGAGTATATCGAAGAAAACATGCCAGACAATCTTGAGACAGAACAGACGTTCTACTACGACATTGAATTGGAAAATGTCGAAGAAGCATTCATGGCTTTGACTGACTTAATCAACATCAACTATATTACAGGTAATGATTTTCCAGAGGTTGTAGTACGCATGGACAATGTTATGATTGAAGAACGTGCAGTTATTGGAAAAACAAAAGAAACGGTTAAATTTAAAACAAGTGGAGATTTAGTTTTTATTAAGTTTAAAGTTAATGAAGATTGGAACAAAGATATTGATATATTTGATACTGTAAGTGTTGTAGGAAATGGAACAATTAATGAATTCTATAACTTTGGGACAAAAGAAATGACACGAACACCTCAAATTATTATCATGGATATTGTAAAGGATTGATATCAAATATTTATTTTCATAAGGAGAACATAGTGAATAATATGTGTAAAAAACGCAAATACACAAAAATGGGTGCTTTATATTCAATAGTGAATGCCCAGCATAGGAAAAAGAAAGCTGATAAGATACCAGTTAGAGCTTATCACTGTAAGTGGTGCAATTTATATCACTTATCAAGTCAGCAAAGACTAAATATTAAGACAGGAGTAATTGGATAATGAAAGATGAATTTACATACTACACAGTATCTTGGATATTGGAAAAAGAAATTAAATCACGTAAGTTTTATAATAAAAAAGAGGCTTTAAAATGGAATGAATTACTTCCAGAAGAACAAAGATATGAAGTTAAAAAGCATACAGAAATAATTGAGGTTATAGCATAATGACAAACGAAGAATTATATGAAAGAATTACTAGCGTACTGAAAGAACGAGGAATCGGAATCAACCAACTTGAGTTAAAAATTAAAGATGAGACAGGTACATGGCCTAAGTTACATACAACTCAATCACGCTTGAGTTTACCGCATACCGTAGCGTTCCCTTATCTTACTATGTTTTTTAATGATGATGAAATGCACGAGCTTACACTTAAAAAAATTGATAGCGTAGGAGATAACGGAGAAGCGTTTGACTTACTAGATGAGATATTGTCTAGTTTAGAACCAAGCAAAGAATATCTATATAAGCAACGTTTGAAGCGTAAAATGCAAAGGGAGGCAATGAAATGATATTACACGAACACACACGGGAAATTAATAGCTCAAAATATCCACGATTAACAGCACGAAGGATTGCCAATGACTCGAATAATAAAGACCATTTCAATATTTATCTAGTAAGCCTTGAGTTAGGCTCTAAACGGTATATTATTGAAAAATTTGAAATTAAAGGAATGAAAAGATGAAGCGTTACTATATAGAAGAAGAAGACGGCAAAGAGATTAAGCGAAAACTTACAACTTTTGCTAATGATGATTTAACACAGCTTTCAGATGATGAGCTAGAAACATTATATTATGAATCATCTGCTCAATTTTTAGCTAAAGCAATGCACTTTATGAAGATTGAGAACGAACTATTTTCAAGAAAGAATGTAATTGTAAGTGATGAAATTCTAATAAATGCCGGCAATAATATTATTGAAGCTATCAATCAGGTAAGCAAAGGAGAAATCACTTGAAGAACAACGAATTAGTGAAGAAAATCAACGAAGAGTTGAAGCTGAAAAACAAGCCTAAGTTGACAGAATCGCAAGAGAACACGATGAGGAAACTTAACGATCTAATAATAGAGGAAGTCAACATGTTAGTGAAAAAGATGAAGTGATACCGAACAAAGAAAGCCCCACAATTAAGTGAGGGCCTTTTTCGTATTATTTTTTATTAGTTTACTTTTCCATACTCTGCTTCAAATTCTGCTTGATACATAACTGTTTCTGGTAACTTGATTACTCCAAATTTACCTTGGAAACCGCCAAGCATACGAGTCGTTTTAATATGTCGCGCTGAAACTCCGTTACATACATACCAATTTTTAGTGTCTTTACAATTAATTAGAAACATTTCAATTTCTCCGCTTTCTGTTGTGTTGTTGTTAGAGCCCCCAGTTTGTCCTGTAAGGCGTTTATTTAGTTCTGCGATAAAGTATGAGCGACAACTCTCTAACGTGCCTCCGTGTACTTCTACTGAACGTCTAGGGCATGAAGTTGCTGAAAGTTCTTGATGTAGTTTAACAGTATCACGATTAGGAGTTAACCCCCATTGTTTCATGTACTTAGCCACGTCATCTAGTACCGCTTGCTCATTTCTCAAGAACTGGTTTAAATCGCCCTCTGATTGGCATACTTCCCAGCTTGCATAGTTTGCATTACCGTATGAGTTAGCGCAATGGTATGCCATATTAGAGAAGTCGGAAGCCTGCAATCGTCCATCATTCCCAATATAAACGTGAGCAAAGCCCTCCTCTGGATCATGATTAGGTAACCAATTGTTGTAGAAACCAGCGTTAGCTCCGTTTGACCCGGCGTCATTATGAATTACAACCCCAGTAGGATTATAACCACGTACACCAGCGTTAGTTATATTCATTCTTTTTTATCCTCCGTTTGTTCTCCTTCTACTTCAGGAATATTTACGCCATTCTTTTTAATAAGTTTAACCAAACCGTCGAACATAGGACTGATTTTTGCGATTAAGTAAATAAACTGTCCTACAAAGTATAACAAAGCTACATTAATCACAGTTTTAGCAATATCAGAAGTTGAGGGAGTTTGAGTGAAGTAAAATACTGCATACAAAACCCACAGGGAGAATATAACAGTTAAGTCAATCACAAGTCTACGTTTAAAAGGTGGGTTCATTTCTTCTCTATCTTTTACCCATGTAGCGAAAAGAATCGCTAAAATTAAGATAGTTATTAAAATCATTCTAGTTACCATTTTGTTTTGCTTTCTATTTTGTTATTTAATAAAGTAACTTCCGTTACCACGTGTTGCAATAGGTGTTTCACCAATATCTGGTCCCCACCAAGTAATACTACCGTTTGTGTCTATGTCAATATGGAAAGAAGTATCTCTTCCAGCAAAATGACCAACAAGACTTTGAACAACAGCTGGATGAAATGCTCTATCTACCCATGGTCCAGACATTTTCCAGCCAGTTTTTGTATTTGATACACTACCAGAGAATCTAACAATTACTAAATCATTGTTCTTTTTAGTGAATTCCAACAGCAAACCATTTCCAGTTTGAATTGTCAAAGTTTGAACTGGTACATTGATTGATCCGCTAACTGTCATATCATTTGCAGAAATACTATCTAAAGCACTAGTCTGAACAATTGGTTTAGTGCTTGTTACACCAGTTCCTGAAGTCGTAGCAATATCAAAACAAACTTTCAAAACGCCAGAACCGTTGTTTATATCAACACGGTTACTATTATTTGCAGTTTCGGCTGATAAACTTACAGGGTTTGCTGTTTTCGTTAAGTCAATGTTTGCATGAATATAGTTGACAGAATCAGCCTTTAAAGCTACTGTTTCGTTTAATAGTTCAAAATACCTCCCGCCTGCAATAATTGATGTGTTTACATATTGAATGTTAAGTGCTGTGTTTAATGTTTTTGACCAGTCTTTTCGCCTAATCGTTCCGTAGTCCATTCCTGTCAACATCATGTATAGCTTTCCGTCATTGTTTGAACCTACTGGAAACTCTGTACCATTTGGACTGAAAAATGTAAAGTTTTTAATCGTCATTTTTAACCTTTCTTGAAATTATTTTCGCTTTATCTAAAACTGGGTTATCAGTAATTGATAGCTCTAACAATCTAAATTTTCTACCGCCATAAGGATAACCACCAATTGATACAAATTGACCGACTTCATACAAGAGCGTGGTTTCAATTCTAAGCGTACTTTCGCTATTATAGTATACTTTACCTTGCAATAGTTCTAAGTGGTCTTTACGAAGCTCTCTATGCCCTTTAAAGCTATCTATTCTATATTTGTCGCCATAAGTAGCTACATACTCATATAACATTCGGTTTGTCTCCACTTTCTACAAAAATAAGTCTATCATTGAACACTGTTTTAACTCTATCTGCTATATATCCTGAATATAGTTTACCCTCATACCATATATCTACTAAGTCATTAACATATAAAGGCAAAAGTTCGTTTTGGTTAAATATTAACCTTGTAACGATTGTAGAGGGAGAAATTTCAGCCTTAATAGTAGATATATCTGGCGGGTTTCCGTGGTCATCTCTATCATAAAACAATGTTTTAACTGTCCTTACTTCTGGCAAATCCGTTCCGTCTCCATGATAAGCACTATAATCAATGATATCTCCATTATTTTTTGCTATGTACATTTTAGGAGGGTCTGTGTAGTCATCTGTTGCTTTATTTTTAACGAACACAACAGCAAAATTATAAGCTGAACGTTCTACTATTGTTTCCGTGTCCATTGTCACACTTTGCTTAATATCTACCCTTGTCGTGATTCTTTTTCTATTCCAGTTTCTTGAAGCAAAGTTAATGAATAACAAGTTTCTAGGGTCTGTTTCAGATGGAGCGTGTTGAATGGTTGTAGTTGGTTGAAATTGAACCTTGGAAAATATCCTTTTTGCTACATCATGAGCTGATGAAGTTTCCGCTTTACGATTAATTGTAGCCTTTCCAGCAAAGATACTTGAATTAAAGAAATAACCATAACTCATTAAATTATTTTTATTAGGGTCAATTAAATAATCAACGATAGCAAAATTTGTCGTTTTAGTTATTGCATTAGGAACGTCTAGGTTTTCAATCATTGCCCAAAAATAGTTCTTTAACGTAGCTTTATTACTTTCATCTACATCTGTCACAAGGTAAACCATATCTAAATTCAGCTTTTTCTTTTTACCTAGAGCTTCCTCAATTGGAACAACTTCAGGAAAGAGAATTTGAACAATATCGCCAACTTCTACCGAAACGGTCAAAGTAGCTGATGAAGTGTAAAGATAACCTGTTTCCCACAGTTCGTAGTTAATAACTTGACATCTTGCCTTTGGTATCGGAAGACCTCTTTTGTCTTTTTTACCATTAGGCATGCTGAAATCAGATATATTGTAATAGTTAGGGTTAAAGTTATCATAAACATTAGCTTCCAACATTAAACAAATTCCGCCCTTCTCTTGATTTTAAACTCTGCCTTACTTAAATTGATTAGCTGCATTTGACCTTTTTCAATTATACGAGTTCTGAATCGCTCAAAGTCCATTACAGGGAATAAGTTTAGTGCAGTTGTACCCTTCCAGCCTTGATAAGTTTCGTCATTTACATCTGTATTAATCAAAATATAATCTTGTACCTGTTCCGTCTTAAACACAATTGCAGTATATTCGTTTCCAATATCGTCTAAAAATCTAACTCCAGCAGGTGTTTTAGGAAGTTTCGGATATAATATCCCCATAAAACTAAATATTTCTTCTTTTATATCCCAACGGCTTAAACGGTCTATGTCACTTTCCCCATAATAAGTGTAAGAAGTTCCTTTGATATACTTATAGTTTCCTGGTGCGGTTCCTCCATAAATTTTAGACTTACCAGAAAGAACTTTACCATTTTTAATCATGTCAAAAGTTAAATTTTCGTAAGTATACCACTTTGTAATTATATCGAAAGTTATCTTTTCGCTGAAAGTTCCGTTCTTACCGTAACCCTCTGTCTTTGTGACATCTGCTAAAGCTAAATCAGCATACACCTGAAAAATTTCTGTTTGATATTCAAGTGTAACGAATTTTTTGCTAAGAATATCGTTTACGAAGTCTTTCATTAATTGATAATTTTCTTCTAAACTTTCTCCAAACGTTTCTAGCTTAAACTCTATTTGTGTCTGTGTAATTGAGCGTGTTCCCATTACTCCAATACCATTACTTTGCCAGATGTTATTAGTTGATTGTAAGCCCAAATTAGAGGGCTGGTAAAATCTAACTTTTCCATTTGTAACGTCCCAAACTTTGTCGTCTGTTCCGTCTAAGTTAGTATGTATTTTGTACTGTCTTACCATTAAGCCCTCCCTAGTTCAAATTCTCGTCTGATTGCACGCGCTAAGTTAGAAACATCTTGACCAGCACCGCCTTGCACGTTAAATGTGTTATATGTTCTATTATCGCTTGATACGCTATTAGTGCTTAAACCGTAACCGCTAGAAGATAAATTGACATCTGTTAAGCCTACTACCATAGAACCTTTGAATAGTCCGCCAACTTTACTTGCAACCCAATCAATTGAACCTTTGATATTGTTAATTGTATCTGTTACACCGCCCAGAACGCTGTCTATCGTTTTTTTGACTCCTCCGAATATATCACTAAAGAAGTCACCAATACCTTTAAACACTCCTGTTATTGCGTCCCAAGCATTAGAAGCAAATTTTCCAAAAGCGTCGAATACTCCGCTAACTATATTTTTAGCACCGTCAAACGCTCCCTTAAAGAAATCAGCTACTCCGTTGAAGACATCTGTTATTGTTCCCCAAGCTTTTGAAGCAAAGCCACCAAGAGCGCTGAACACTCCACTAACAACATCACTAACTGCATTAAATATGCCACTAAAGAAGCCTGATACTGCACTCCATATTGATGAAACTACTCCCCAAGCACCAGAAGCAAAACTTCCGATTGCGCTGAATACTGTTGAAACTACTGAACTAACTGCGTTAAATATACCGCCAAAAAAGCCTGATACTGCATTCCATACGCCAACCAGTACATTCCAAGCTGAACCAGCAAAGCTACCTATGGCGCTAAATACTGTTGAAACTACTGAACTAACTGCGTTAAATATGCCACTAAAGAACCCTGTAACTCCTGCCCATGCTGTTTGAATACCAGTAACAACAGTTGTCCATAAAGTAGTAAAGAATGTTGTTATTCCGTTCCAAATATTTTGAACACCTTGTACAATTCCACTGAACCAATCGACTAAGCCTTGCCAAATGCCTTTAGCTCCGTCAACTGCTCCGTTCCATATATCAGCAAACCATTGACCAATACCACTAAAGAATGAAACTATTCCGTCCCATGCGCTCTTTAAGAAGTCTACGAAACTAGCCCAAGCCTTTTTACCTGTTTCGGTTTGAGTGAAGAAATAAACTAAACCAGCAACAATGGCTGCGATTGCTATGCCAAGAGCCACGAATGGGTTTATAGCCATTACAGCATTAAAAGCGCCTTGTATAATTGTACCAGCTTCAACAATCTTATTATATATCTCGAAAGCCTTAATGATTCCATTAATGACTTTTAAAGCTACGAATGCACTAGCAAGAACCACTAAAGCTCCTTTTAAAGTATCCATTGCGCTTTTACTTTCACTAATTTTTTCCAGAAAATCAGCTATTTTTTTCGTGACTTCTGAAAATTTACCAGCAAATACAGCTATGCTCTTTGCTACGTTATCTATACTTGTTGCGTTTTTTGTTGTTTCTGTATTTATTCCAAGAAATGAACTTATGACGTTCCCTATAATAGAAACTATGGAATTAAATGCACTTTTTATGTTATCCCAAGCCTCTAAAAACGCTAAAGTTGCTGCATTTTCTTGTAGTTTTTGAAACAAGTCTTGAAAATACTTAATAACATTTGATACAGCTTTACCAGCACTTTCGCCCCAGCCTGCCATTTTATCAATTAAATCACTAATAATAGGAGTTAAAGCGTCCAAAGTAGGTAACAAAGCAAGCGATAAAGTTTCATTGAAGCTATCCCAAGCATCCCCAATAGTCGTTACAGCACCACCACCAGCACCACCGAGTTTTTGCATTGCCTTATCTAGCATTTCAACTGATATAGCACCTTTTTCACTAGCGCTAGCGAAAGAGCCATATTGTTTCAAAGCCGGGTTCATTTCCATAACAGTTGATTTAAGAGCTGAACCAAGAGCTGTATTGTTATCTGTTAGCTGATTGATGTTTTCAGCCGTAACTTTACCAGCTGCCGACATTTGACCGTAAGCCTGAACCACACCTTTAAGGTTTTCGCCAGTACCACCAAATGCTTGGTTAGCTTTTACTAATGCTTCTGTTTTACCGACCGCTTTTTTAGCGGTATCGCCTAAACCAATGAACGTTGTTGAAAGTTTTAAAGTATCTTCGGTATTTGCATTTGTATCTTTAGCAAGATTCTGCATAGATTTGCTTACATAGTCAAAGTCTTGTCCATTGCCTTTGAACTTCATTGTATTTTTCAATGAAATCATGGCTTTTTGAGTATCCATTGCGTCAGATACCCAGCCTTTTAAGCCATTACCGACAGCACTAACAGCACTTGCACCGATTTGTCTGAATGCACCAACAGCAATCTCTCTAAGACCGCTAAAGCGTGACTTCATGCCCTCAATTCCGCTATTAACGCCTTGAGTATCCATTTTAGCGTCAATGTTCCAAGAGCCTGAACTAATAGCACCCTCGACTTGCTTAATTTCGCCCTCTAGCCTATTAGCTTGTGTTTCTGCTGTGCCTAAATCTCTAGTAAGCTGTAACCATTTCTTTTGACCTGCTGACGTCCCTTTGTCAACCGTAGAAAGTTCTTCTTTTAATTTTGTTGCTTTGTCACGTGATAAGCCCAACTGCGTTTGTAAGTTCTTCTGCAATTGCGCCATTTTCCCGGTATTTGTGGGGTCAAGTTTTAGAGCTTCACGTAAGTTTTTAGCTTCTCCTCTAAGCCCTGACATTGCGGTATTAACGCCTTTAAGTGAGTTCTCGAATTTCGTTGTATTACCGTATATCTCGACCTCAAATGTTGCATTACTTGCCATTACATACCCTTTCTTTTACGCCTTTTCTCTTTTTCTTTTTCCTCTTTCTTTTTCTCTGCAATAAGTTCGATTATTTTATAAACAAGTTCTAGTTCCATTTCCATGAACTGTGTTATATCAATTTCATTATTGCCTAAAACAGTCAAAAGTTCCAAAGTTTTATTTTCCTTTACAGTATCTTTCTTTTTCTTAATCAATGAACTAGAAGAAAAGAAGACCATATCGTCTTCCGTTTCCTCTTTTTCTTTAATAAAAACAGTCTTACAGAAGATATTGATTAACTCGTTAGTTGTAGGAAGCTCTGTTTTATCATCTAAGGCGTTTTGCATTCCTCCGTTACAATCTACCCAAAGTATCAATAACTTGTCTGTAAAGCTCTCCATTTGCTCTGTAAAGTCATCAGGAATATATCCAGCGACAAAAGAATTTTGTAGGTCTGCAAAGTCTTTTAAATCTGTAATAAAGTCTGAACCAGTTAGTTCTAAGTATCTAATTGCATGTTTTAAAATCATTTACAGTCCTTTCAGCTCATTAAATTTCTTTCTGCCATAGTTCTACAAGTTCTTTAAGCCCTTTACCGTCAGTGTCGAACTCAAAGCTAGAACGGAAGTCAGAGAAGTCGCTTTTAGCTTTTACAATATTATCTTGAAAAAGAGCTAAGTATAGTCCATATTGAACGAACTCCATTAGGTCAGTAATTTCTCCGTCTTCTTTTTTAAGTTCCGTATCCATTGCCTTTTGTTGCTGGAAAAGGTCTTTACCTGTAATCATTTTAAATTTACGTGCTGTACTCAATTGTTTTGCCATTTATATATTCCTTTACTTAATTAGTTTTTCAGATTGTTGCGTTTGTAGTCTTATGAATGGTCAGTTACTGAAACTCCTGCGGTAACATCTTCATAACCGTCAGCGGAGGACGTTACGATATAGACACCTGGAGCAAGTTGTCCGTTTGTTGCTACTTTTCCATGTGCGTCCTTAATCACTGATGTTACTTTTACAGTTCCACCCTTAGAATCTTTCAAAGTGTCAGGCACTACGATTGTTCCGTCATTATGACCCTTTGTAGCAGTAGTCACATTAGGAATGACAGGAGCTACAAGTGTAATTGCACCAGCTAGAACTGTATCAGGTTGCATAATGAATAAACCACTTTCCATTTTCTTAGCGAAATCTTTTGCTTGTTCTCCCCAAATTTCGTACTCAATAGCAGGGACTTTTTTACCGCCATTCAAATAAATATCTGACTCAGTCGCTTGTACTGCCAAAGTCCATTGGATAGGGTCTACACCGTCAACTGAATCTGTTTCTGATTCTTTTGTTGCTTCTGCTGTTGGTGTCAAATGAGGATAAACAACTACGCGATAACCGTCAACAAATTCCCCTGTAACTTTATCACGCTTACGCCCTTTAATAAGGTATTGAACACATTTCGTTTTCCAATTACCAGTAGGAGACCAACCCAAGCCATTTTCTGTTCTTTGTTGACCTAAAATGTCTTCTTTAAGCGCTTGGTCTGTTTGAATGAATACCATTTCGCCTTGAAGTAAGGTAGCACCTTTTTTAACTCCATGGTCTGGTACGTCATCAGCTGGATAGCTATTAGTTTCCGCTTGGTCTTCCATTGATCCAACTGATACTAAACCAGTTACGATTTTATGGTTAGTAAACACTGGTTTTCCGTTACTTCCCTTGGCCATGTCAGCTACGATTAGAGCTTCATTACCAAAGAAAATCTCACGTGAGTTATAATCTAATTTCATTTTTTATTTTCCTTTTTATTTTTTATGCAGTACGTTTCCAATAATATATTGTCGTTGAACCAATCACTGATGAACCAATGTTTTCCCATGTACCTGTAGAATACCCTGATGATGAACTTGAAGTATTTGTGACTACCGAGCCAACTGGGTGAGCTTGAGCATAATCTATACCCATGACCGCAGGCTTAAGTAGGCCAGTAGCCCTATCAATTGATACTAACCACATTGGTAACCATTTGTAATCAGAACTTTTCTTATTAGGTTTAATGATATTACTAAACCCTACATACTTTGGATAATCATTTATTGTGACTTCGCTAGCTGATGGCATCCAAGGAGTGGCGATTGAACCTTCTTCAAGTTTCAATTTAGAATACACAAGTCCTGATATGTCTGTTGCTTGTCTAATAGTAATGCTATCAGTATCAGCTAGAGCAGTATCAAAATTACTATAATTATCCCCTTTTAGTATCGGAGTGCTTATACGAATTGTTTTACCTAAATCACTTTGTTTAATAATATAATTAGTCAAACAAATAATTGTGTTGTGACCATCGCCCCAAACATTTGGGGCTTGGGAGTTTTGACCTTTAAGCTGTATAGAGACTCCACTTCCAACTGCAGCATTCAACGGAACATAAACACTGAAACTAAAACTCATTGCTGGAACTCCAGTTTTAGATTTAATTGTAGAATCATATATTTGACTAGAACTAAATAAAGTATTCCAAGCTAATGAAGTTGAAGTTGCTGTTAAAGTTCTCGTGTTTTTTAACAAATTCAAATTAGGATAAATAGTTGTGAAACCGTCCTTACCGTCTGCGCTATTGGCGTATGCTATTGTATTTATAACTCCGTCAGCTGTTGAAGTACCTCCATTTGCAATAGGAAGTACCCCTGAAACTCCAATATTAGTTGCGTCAGCAGTCCCGTCAAAGTTTTGAAATGATGAGGCTTGAAGACTTACCCCAAGTTTTCTAGCTGTTGCCAGTTTACTTGCACTAACCGCATTGCCATTAAGTGGTAAACTGTTCGCTTGTGATTCGGTAGCCTTTGCCATTGCATTTTTGGCTTCACTTTCAGCTTTATTTGCTGTTTCTTGAGCAGTTGCGACATTTTTATTTGTGATTGATAACTCTGATTGTTCAGCTTTTGTTGAAATTGCAACACCTTGTTTATCAACAGTAGCTTGTAAGTTATCTAAATCCGTTTGATTGGCTTTTGTTGAAACAGTTGCTGATTGATTATTAACAGTATGCTGTAAACTTTCTAAATCTGTTTGATTAGCTTTAGGGGAATAATCTCCATTACTCATTAGAGAAATATTACTTGTTAAAACCTTTACTGAATTTATTAGTTCAACTACTTCTGATTCACTGGCGTTACTTGCGATTGCGTCTAATAGCGATTTTATAGTAACTAAATTTTCAGGACTAATACCAAATGCTTCTACTTCTTTTTTAAGCTCTGTCATTGCACTTTGTAAGCTAGTCATATCAGCTAAATTTGCTTTAAGCTCAATATTGCTCTTGTTTGATTCAGTTTGAGCATGTAAGTCATTCAACTCACTACGCAACACTTGTGGCATTTTTCCTAATAATAATTTCGTAAAATCATCAATATTATTATTCACTTCTTGAGCTAAATCTGTAACTGTAGAATTATCTGATATAAATGTAAGACTTTTACTGACGATAACTTGCTCTAAACTTTCGTTGAGAAGAATTAAATTTGCCTCGATAACTCCAGTTGTTGTCATTTCAGTAGGAATTACCAAAATAAACTCTCCCTTAGCCAAATTCTTAGGAGGAATCATAACAAAACCAGAATTACTACTATTAGTGTATTGATATGTAAGTTTTAACGAATGACCAGTTAAGTCAATTTCAACTCCATTATCAACTATTTTAATTAACAAAGTTCTTGCATTGACATCGCCTTGCATTATTTGTATTGGTTGAGGGAAATCTCTATTAACTGTATCCCATATAATTGTTCTATTTCTAAAATTATCTAAACTCATTAAAAAATACCATTATTGTTAATTTCAATCAAATGTAATTAAGCTACTTTCTACTTTTATAATTTCATTGAATTAGCATAATTAGCGCCTTTTTTCAATGTTGTTTTAACGTCTTGCATACCTTTTTTTTCAACCAAGAAATACATACCATGATAACCACTAGTATAATTAGCTCTAGTCCCTGCGTTTACTACTACTTTATCGCCTTTTTTAACTTGTTTTAAGTTACTTGACAATTGGCCTGTATTTTGATATCTGGCATAAGTATAGGTATGACCGTGGCTTCTGATTAATCTAGTTCTTCTACTTGCAGTATTTGCCTTAGCCTTAAACTCTGCTTCAAACCAATCGCCCATGCGTTCTGTTACTTTAGTTTGCATTTCTTTAGCTATGCTTGATGTATTAAGTAAATTCATTGCCATGCTTGACCACCTGCACCACAAGGCAAATAAACAGTACCAGTATAATTGTACAAATGGCTATTCTCTGACCAGTTCGTCATATTCCAACCGTTTTGTAAAACATTTCCGACTAGTCCTACAAGTTCATCGTCAACATCTTTAACAGACAAAACAACTTGATAATAATAACCCATGACAAAGCTCGTATTATCCATTTTAAGCACCTTTGAATCACTAAGTGATAAATATACCGTCTTGTCTTCTATCGTGTCCTTAACGCCCAAAATAACGTCATTTAAAGGCATTGTAAGTAAATTGTTGTACCAATCTATATAAGAATCGAATTCATTCATATCCCGTTACTCACGACTCCTTCTAAAATCATCTTGTTATTTTTAGGGTTTCTTTCCCATGTTGTCCGCTTGAAAGTTTCGCCTTTTTCATCTAAGAAATAGTTGAAAATCAAGTCTTCCATTTCTCCGATTCCGTTAAGCTCATACCTTACATTTTTACCAAGTCCAATCATAGAAAACTCATCAAGTCTTGACTGACTAATTCTCTGTTTAACTGCTGGCAAAGTAATAGGCTTTATAACATTATCTTCAGCACCATTCTTCTTCTTAACAGTCTTCTCAACTTGTAATGTAACTTGTGAAAATATCATTAAATGCCTCCATAATACATTAACTCTTGCAAAGAAGCCAGACGTTTCATTTCAGCATTTCGCCATTGTTCTGCTGGTTCATCAACAATATTAAGCCGACAATAAGAAGCAATAAAGTCTTTAACTAACACGCTTGTTTCGTCAGCTTTAATACCATTTTTTTCTAGCAATTTAATAGCTATTGAACGGAATAAGATAAGTTTACTATCATAAGCTGTTACTAAAATCGGAATACCACAATAGACCTTAATATAATCTATCATTTACTTCCTCCATTTTATTCTTATGAAACTGTAATTACTGCACCAGCGTTATAAGTTTCAACATGACCGCTTGTTAGTGTTTCTACCAAAATCATGTTGCTGTTAGTTTTCCATTCAAAGGCATCAACTTTTGTAAGGTCTTGCATGTCAATGTGATACTTTTGGTCTACCAATACAGTAGGTTTAACAGCCTTTGTACCTGTATAGACAATGATTTCATCAACTCCAACTTCTGAAGCAATTTCAGCGTCATCATTTTTAATACGAACGTGAGCATTTGCAGTTGCTTGACGTAACTCATCTAACAAGGCTTTACGGTCTTCTGCTTTAACAATCAAATAACGACGTCCAGCAGTAGGGCGAACAAAGTCAACCGCTTCTTCAATAGCGTCAGCAAATGGAGTTTTGCCAGCTGATTTGGCTTTTGTAGTAATTTTTTTGATTTTTTTGACATCTTCTTCTTTGTCAATTGATTTAAAACCGTTTGTTCCGTCACCCTCAACAAGCGCAAGGTCAACAATTTTATTAACAATAGCTTGTGTAAGTTCCGCTACAATCAAGTTGTAAAGTTCAGAATATGACATTTGAAGTCGTTTAACACGTTCAGCAAGTGATTGCAATTTATAAACCATTACAGGTTCAAGAGTATCAATAGTGAGTGTTGCAGCCTGTTCTGTTTTTTGTTGTCCGTCTTTGTGGACTTGTGCTTCATTAGCTGAATCAAATGAGCGTGATACGAGCAAAGCACCGACATTTGTAACATGGAATACTTTGAACACTGGGTTAGTATTTAACAAAGCTGTGTTGATTGATTCAACCAATTTACGTGGAAGCTCAAAAGTTTTATCTGTGATAGTTACACCATTTTCAGCAAGTTTTGCATTCCAAGCGTTTTTAATTTCTGACTTTCCAGAGTTCTTTTTCAATACATCAAAAAATTCTGTTACAGCGTTTTGTGATTCAATAAAGTTTGTCATTTTATCTTTTCCTTTTGGTTTTTCTTCCTGTGCGTTAAGTTCGTTCTCAATTTTGATAATTTCAATCGAATTTTCTGAAAGTGTTTTTTCTAATTCTTGTACTTTTGGCAAGTCTTCAATTGCATTTTTTACTTCAAAGCCACTAATTTGAGATTTTAAAGATACATTATTTTCTTTAAGTTCTGCCAAGCGGTTCTGTTTTTCGATTAAATCAGGTTTATTCATATTTCTTTTTGATATCCTCAATTTCTTTCAAAGCGTTACGGCTTTCAATAATTTTGTTACGTTCTTCTGTGAGTTCTTCGCCTAAGGCATTTTGAATAAATTTTGCGTTAGGGTCTGCTGGTACTGAAACAAGAGAAATCTCTTTAAACTGTGCTTTATTTACAACTAGAGCGTCATTATCATCAAAAGTATAATCTGTAATATAATAGGCAATTGATAGTGAATCAAACGCGCCATTTTCCACAGCCTTATTAATGTTTGGTGCATTGTCATAAAGTGTAAAGTCAGTCAGGTATTTATTAGTAGCTAAATCATAGTAAACCTTTGCGTCCCCGATGACTTCGCTAGAGCCAGATCCATGTTCATATAGCAATGGATATCGTTCTCTAGCAAACTCAATACAGTTAGGGGTCAAGATAATACCGTTACGATTCTCTACACCAACTTCTGACCCAATACCTTGGAACGACTTAGAACCGTCCTCGTTTTCAGTTACTTTAATTTCAGCACTATTGGTTATTAGTTTCATCTGTGCTTGTTACGTCCTTTCTATTGCCTTGTAAATCACTTAGGTTTTTAACAGCAACTGCATTAAGGTTAGCTATGTAAATATCTCCACCCTCGATTGGTTGCTCGCCCATTTTAACAAGAAGCTGATTCTGTGTAAAAATAGGCCCATTAATATTTTCGTGATACAAGTCAATTAATTCTTTCAAAGTTGCAAACTTAAATAGCTGGTTATCTACGATTATGCGTTCATAATATAAATTATCCTTAACTACTCGTCTGCGGTTTGTTGAAATCAGTTTATAAGTCAGTTCCTTTTCAAGTTGAATCAGTAAAGGAATGATAGTAGAGTTATAAAAATAAATTTGTTGTTCTTGCGTAGCAGTACCAAGCAAAATATTTTCATTCATAAAGTAACCTGTCAAAAGTTCCGATTTAATAAGGTCAATTTCATCTTTGTTTAAAACAGAATAATCTTTTTTAAGTTCTACAATTTCTGTCTTGTTATCAACTGGCGTCAAACCGTTGTAACTAGAACCCTCTTGCATGTTCTGTATTGTTGCTAGTGCTTTTTCTCGATACTCCTGTGTATTATCAATATCAAGAAAAGCATTAATTTTCAACAAGCCGCGCAATTTACCTTGTTCCAGCTTAGTTTGAATACTAGCTAGAGCATTATCTAAAATACTTGTGTCTTCATTGATATAAAAAGGACTGATAAGCCTGACTAATTCTTCAGGTTTATATTCTTTTTTATCGTCAGCAAATAGTAAGTCTAATAGGTCGCCTGTGTCACTATCAAATATAGGGTACAGGTCAACATAGCGCGTGCACAGCAACTTTTTAATTACTTTCTGCCAAAACTCCATGCTATTGTGTTCGCCCTTAGAACTCCAGTTTAGAACCTCGTCTAAATCAGACCCTGCCATACTAATCAAAGTGTCAGAACCGACATCAGACTTTTTATATTTAACATGATTAAATTCTACTTTTGTTATTTCGTTAGCTATTTTATTATGAATGTTAGTCACAAAGGCACTTGTATATTCTACCGCTTCGTTTTGCCACGCTGTGACTCTTTGAGTATCATTGTTTAGTTTTCCACGTGAAAATGATACCACTTTTCCGAATAAGTTCAATTTTTCCCCTTTCTACCATAAACTCACACCTTTCCCACGTTTATACTCGCTTGTCTTCTTGTTATGGCAAGACTTACAAAGGAGTTGTAGGTTATCAGGGTTCAGCGCTATTTTCCAATCATCAAGATTTTCCCAAGTTAGTTCTATAATATGGTCTACTTCGTATTTTTTAGCACCGAATGCGCCACATCTTACGCAAGTCATCTTATCACGTTGTCTTACATAATCACGGACAGCCAACCATTCTTTTTTATTATACCAACCACTTTCTCGGACTGTGTCAACGTTATACTTCATCTGACACCGCCATTTCTAATGCCATTGTCAAAGCCACAGTAGGGTCAATTTTATCTTTTTCAAGTTTTTTAGTATACATATAGTCCCCACTTTGTCCGATTTTAACAGCAGTATTATTTAAAGCCCACTGCATGACTTTTTGATTATGGATAAGTTTATTTTCTACTAACTTAGATTTTAATAACTTAATATAGTCATTCATTGAGAAACCTTGTCGAATTGCTCTTTGGTTATCTCCGTCTTTATCGAAGAAGTAACGCTCGATCAACCCTTTTAAAATCTCATATCGTGCTGGGTCATATCCGATTTTTCTAAGTCTGCACCCTGTCTTGGTTCTAAAGTCGTTGATATATGGTATTAAGTCATTTACATTAATGTATTCCGTATCAAGTAAGATTAATTCGCCTCTGTCAACAAATTCAGTCCATAGTTCTTGCTGTTCTGTGTCTAGTTGCTCATATTGCGACCGTACAGAGAAAGTAAGTGTATGACTGTAAGTTTTACCCTCTAACTCACAAACGAACGATACAGCGGTTAAATCGCCAATTAAGGATAAGTCAATTCCGACATAAGTTCTATTTTTATTAAATACAGATAAATTAAATTCTGTTAGTTTAGTATCTTGTGGAGTGAAGTAGTAAGCTGTATCCTGCATAGGCAAGCCCATATTAAACGCTAAGAACTTATTCTGTAACGCTGGGTCTCCTTGTGCAAGTTCGTACTCCTCAATAACTCCTGACCACTTAGGGACATTACCAATAAGCGGTAAAGCCATAGTCCAATTCTTTTTATCTTTGACCTGCTCATGATTTTCTAGCATGTAAAGCAAGCCGAACGACCTATCATTGTAAAATTCTTCCTCTGATTTGAAGCGTTCAACAAGTTTATCATATAGTCCGTCGCGTTTAAGTCCGCCAGAAGTGATGTAAATACTTTGCCAGTTATCTTGTTTTTGACGTGAACCTTTGTTGACTGATTCTGTTATATCTTCGCCATAGGTATGAACTTCATCAAATATATTAAGGGAACTGTTACCACCTTGCGCTCGTAAAGTATCATTTGTTTGCTTTTTAAAAGTTGTTTTAAAAGAAGTAAATTCTAGACCTTGTTTTGTACTCTTGAAAATCTTGTTTTCATTGTACACTCTTAATGTATCGCTTGCTTCCGTTTGATTCCGAACTTGGTCAAATACGTGTCTAGCCTGTGTATTATCATATGCAATAACTAAGCTCTCTCCGCCATATTGTCCGCCTAAAATCATCCAGTTAAGCACGCGCGTTGCCATTAAACTTGACTTGCCAGAACCACGTCCTAAATTAAGGAAAATTTCATTGACTAAATTTACTTGAACGCCTTTTTCATCGACCATATCATAACCAAGCATTAACTCGTACCACCAGCGCTGCGTTGGAAGTAGCTCAATCTTCATCAGGTTACCAGTAGTTAAATAAAAGTTGTCTTCTATCCACTCAATAGCTTGTGTAACACGGTCATAGCGATAAATATACTTGTTGTGAATACGTATTTGCTTCTGAATAGTCTTGCGAATGTACTTATTAATAATAATGCCGTTTTCTTTGTTGTATTCCAACATTTTATTTAAATAATACATTTATTCAAACCCTTTCGGCACTTCAATTTTTGGCGTTTCGTACTTACTTAGCTTATAGTCATCAAGTTCTTCAATCTTAGCTTTAAGGTCATGAGCGCTTGATTCTTCCTGTTGCAATCTCCGCCATTCAGTAGGGTTATAAAGTTCAGGGTTACCAGCCTTAGCAACCATCATCGCTACCAAGCTATCTTTATCCAGTTCTTTTTCTTTAACCTTTACTTTTTCGACGTTTCCGTCAGCGTCATAGATCGTTTCTGTTTCCTTTAGCGTTCTGACTGTTAGTTTGCTCGCTAAGGCACTTTCAGCTAGTTCTAATAGATTTCCCCTAGCAATGCTTTTAGCTTCGTCATACGCCTTTATATTGTCATCTCGCCACTTTCTAAAAGTTTTAGCCGAACAATGCAAACTGGTGTAGATTTCTCTGTCATTACAGCCTGATTCAATTTTATCAATGATTTGACTAAATAGCGGTTCTTCATACATCTTAGGTAAAATTGTGGGTCTGCCACCGTTTTGTGTTTGCATATTGTCCTTTCTTTTAAATGTGATTATATCGTTTAAAGCCTATATTTTCGTTTCTAAGAACAGCAATAACTTTTGCTTATAAGTTTACCAACTTGGGTAACTCTGCTCTCACAAGCCAAAATATGAGCATATAGCCCTATAATTAAGATTTAGCAAGATTTAGCAAGATTTAGCAAGATTGAACCAGCTAAAACTTTTCTTTTTGATTTTTTGGGGGATTCGCGGCCGGGAGTCCTTTGTG